TATTATCTCATTAGCTTCATTGATGTATAGTAATTGTCTTTTGCGACCTCTTACCTTTTGGGGTACATCTAAGCTAATAAACTCTACTAGGTTGTTCTTTAGGTTGTATTCAGAGTTAGACTTATTGTGGTCAGCTTCTGAGTAGATGTTATAAGATTTAAGAATATCTAGGAAGTCTCTCATTACTGTAGCCCTAAGAGATGGGAATGTCTTTCTACAGATTGTTATTGTCTTTCCCTCGTTTCTTGCACAGTAGTCAAATATAATCCACAAAAGGATGTTATAAGTCTTACCTGACCTAGTCCCACCCTGATGTGCTATTATCTTATGCTCGTTGTTTACTAAACTCCTATAAACCTTATTGGTCTTTATTTTCATCTATAATCTCAATTTCTATTTTAGTAGGGAATCCTCCATCTATCTGATGCTCTTGTCTCTCTACATACCCTCTGTTCTTACCTTTGGTTTTTAAATAGAATAGTATCTCATTTGTCTTGTTTGCATCTATGTTCTCAAATAGCTTACCTTCTACATAATCTATCCTAGCCTCATCTATCTCTACTATCCTTTGTGCAAACTCCTCATCATTCTTTTTCCATTCATAGAAAGTGTATCTTGATATGTTAGCAGATTCACAAGCCTCTGATATTGTTCTAGATACTTTATATGATTTTATGAATACCTCTTTGTCTTTCATTTTGTTAGTTTTGTTAGGTTTTATTATATAACGAATTGTTAATTAAACTCTTTTATTATCATTTTAGATATTTCAATTGTCCAAGTTTCTTTATTCTTTAAAAATATATTATACAATACAGGGTTATAGTGTCCCATTCCTTCTGTTTGTTTATGACAAGAGTTACACAATATATGTAAATTATCTAATGATTCATCTCCTCCTGCTGCGTGTGGTATTATATGGCATCTTTCTAGGTTATTAGTTTTTTCACAAGCAAAGCAACATATATCTCCATCATCAGACCATATGCCTTTCCAGTAGTTCCATATTATCTCTATTTTAGGCATTGATTTTCTCATAATTAAACCTCTTCTAGTTGTTTGTCTCTTTCATACATCATTGTAACTATCTTATTTATCCTCTTGATGTTATTAGGACTTAGGTAGTTTAGGTTTTGTCTTATCATAGACTTTTGGTGTCTAATATCTTTGTCTAGGTATTTGAATGCTGCTAACCAATTATCTATATCCTCATTGTATCTCCTATATGTCTCAAAGTTCTTTAGAGCGTGTAAGGCAGTAGCGTGGTCATAAGGCTTTCCATTTGATTTATAGAATCTTGATAACTCCGCTAGAGTGAAGTTTAGATTGTTGTATAACAAAAATGTTAGAGTTGCTCTTACATCTATGTACGCTCTTTGTCTTGTGTGTCTAAATGGACTTAGTCCTGATAGTTCCTCTAGTTCTCTAGCTATCTCTAGTGCATCTGTTGTTTTCTTCATCTTATCTTAGTTTAAAACATTGTTAGTTGTGTCTTATATGGCTTTAATCTTTTTTCTGATATTTCAATATAATCTTTTGATATTTCACTACCTATCCAATTCCTTTTATAAATAATAGCAGATTTAGCCGTTGTGCCTGTACCCATAAAAGGGTCATATACTATATCATTTTCTTTACTAAAATAATTTATAAAATGATTAGGTAACCAATCTCCAAAAGCAAAAGAATGTCCTGCATTTTCTTTTCCAGAATTTACAGGTTTTATAATTATATTTTTCATATAATCTCCATTTCTATTATTAAAATTACAGTAATTAAACTTTCTACTTTTAGGATTGTCTTTAGATATGCAAAATATATATTCATATCCTGAACTACACATAGTCTCTACTATACTTGATGGTGGGTTTTGTTTTGCCCATATAAAAACTTCTTTGATATTATCTTTATACTGATTCATTATATAAGATATTATACCTCTATTACCACTAACTTCCTGAATATTATAAAATATATGGTATTTAGTTACTCTTAACATTTCATCTATCCATATTTTAGTCTGATTAAAATAATCTTCTAAACTTAAATCATCATCATATTTATCATAATTTTTTTTATTAAACCCTCCGTTAATTCTAGATTTTCCTATATTATAAGGTGGGGAAGTTATAATTATATCTACAAAATCATCTGACATCTTAGACATAGTATCTAAGTTTGATTCATTATATATTTTATTTATCTCTAAATTATTCATATGCACCTGTTATATTATTGCGTTTTTCTTCACTTCTCTTTACCTCTGTATATCCTGTTGCTTTATTTTCATATCCTAATCTAGATATAATTTTTATTTCTTTAATCAAAACAGGTTCTTTTATTTTAAGTATTTCTAAATTTCTTCTATTATAAAAAAACTTATTACCATCATTTTTATATACCACTTTTTTAAGTTTAATGTCTTTATCATTATGTCTTACTATTAAATCGCAGTATACTATTTCTCCTATATCTACTTTATCATTCATTTTTATAGTATTCCTTCTAAATAATATCCATCAATGTCTACACCATCTATAAAGAATGTCTTATAGGTTTCTATAGCGTTTCTTACTTTCTGTTCTCCACTTAAATAGAACTCCTCTGAGCAATGGTATATACCTATGTCTAGACTTGCTTTGTCTAATGCTATAAATGTAAACTGGTCGTATGTCTTATCAAATAGCTGACAGTATAGGTAGCATTGCATATCATATGAATACTTCTGAGCAGAGTATTTAAATGCTCGTATGTCTGTACAGGTTTTAAGGTCTACAATCCTATCCTTTCCTAGTATATCTGCTTTACCTCTAAAAGGGAATCCCATTACCTCGCCTATTGCAGGAACTTCAAACTCACAGTTAGTAATATATGACTTAGCAGTCTCATTCTTATAAAAGGCATCAGCTAATCTCTCAGCATCTCTTTTCTCTTTCTTGGTAAATACTTTGCCGTGTTTCTCTTTGGCTAACTTGTAAGCCTTAGAGTTCTTAGATTCTACATCTACAAACACTTGTGAGTCAAATACCTCAGGTTCTAAGATAGCCGTGTGAAATAACCATCCGTCTCTTAGTGCTTGTGATTCAGGAGAACCATACTTAGTTACATAAGTGTATGTCTTTGGACTTCCTATTAGCATCTTAGCACTTGAACTACTGAGTGCAGCTTTGCTTAAATAACCATAGTAGAACTCATCTGACATCATATTGTCCAGTAGTTCTTGTTTGTCCCATTCTTTTCCGTCTAACAGTCTAATCTTGCTCATTACGCTATTGCTTTTAGTGATTTATTATATTTAGCTGCCATATATTCAAACTGCTCTCCTTCTGCTGAATAAGCCTTTAAGTAATTTGTAGAAGTCATATGCTCTATTGCATCCATATCTAATCCATTGAACTCGTGATACATTCTTTTTAGAGTTCTAATAATCTTTTGACCATAAGGAGTCGTACCCATATCTAGATTGCTCATCAAATCTACTGCATCATAAACTGTCTTCCCACATTCTATATTTACTTTGTAGTCATTGTTTTTTAACTTGGTAAGTAATCCTGTATGACCTTTACCATCCATAAGTAATTCTATAGTTCTAGCTAATTTCATTTTACCTTTAGAATGTTTATTCCACTCGTCAGCTAACTCTAATGCTATTTGACAATCTATATTACCTTTAGTAGCTAAACTTCTACAAAAATCTATTGCGTTCCACTTCTTGCTCTCTTGTAGTCTTGCTATGTATTTCTCAGATGCTGATGTAGAAATAATATAAGGTACTACTAGTTTGTTTCTTCTGAGTGCTACAAATCTGTGCTGACCCTCTATGATTTCATAGTTGTCATTTACCACTATGGGAACTTGAATACCTATCTCTAGAATAGATTGCTCTATCTTGTTCACATTGTTGTCGTTAATGTCTCTGTTACTTTCTACAAACTTAAATCTGTCATAGTTTTTAGTTTCGCCTAAATGCCATTTTGTTGTCATAATTTCTGTGTTTTAATTGTTTAATTTAATTATTAATTGTTTAAGTATTTCAGGGTTTGATATTACTCCTTGTGAGTTAGGGAAGTTATACATCACATACCATTTACCATTCCTTGTCTTATCACTATCACAAGATAGTATGTCTCCTTTGGTGTAGTTGTAATAGAAATCATAGTCATTCTTAACGAATCCTAGTTCTATTAGTAAGTCCTCTGTCATATTGTTAGTTTTCACACACATAATAGTGTTAGTTTACTCATCAAAAAATTCCTCTACTTGGTCTGTATTCCAAGATGCTGCTAAGGTTATTTTTCTTAACAGTTCTACATACTCTGTAAAGTCTATATCTGAATGGTCTACTTCCACCGAGTACTTATACTCATACTGTTCTATTGTTATTCTGTAAGGTTCTTTTTTCATTTCTTTTTGGTGTTAAAGGTTTGGTCAAAACACTGTTCGTTATCGTAATAGTTTACCCAAAAATCTCTGTTTTGACCTATTGATTGAAACTCACACATAACTTCTTTTTCTTTCTCAAGCATTGATTCTGCTATTTCTAAATAAAATTGAGACATTCTAATAGCTATCAAGCCACCGTTAGAAGGGTGTGTATTATAGTGCAAAGTATCTTCTTTGAGTTTTTCTTTCATAAACTCAATCATTTCTTGCATTGGTGTTTTCATTTTTCTTTGGTGTTATAATCCTAAACTTTTTTTGGTTTCTAGTATCTTAATCTGTTTCTCTAGTTCCTCTATTCTCTCATCAGCTTTTCTAGCTCTCTCTACTGCTCTAATCTTGTCAGCTATTGACTCAGATATAATCCTATCAAAAGAGAACCTCTCATCCTCTAGTGCTTGAATGTATCTTAATTGTCTAAATAAAGCATCCTCAAAAGCCTTTAGTTCTTTACTCTCAGACTTCTTTGTCCACTTCATAACAAGTTCTAGAAGCATCTGCATATCTGCATTGTTCTGCAACTCTAATAAGTTTCTGTCTACTTTGTACATCTGTCTATTTTTAACAAAGATATTAAATAATTTTAATTACACAACTATCTTTCTTTATAATTATAATTGTATGGACTAACTATCCCTTCTTTAATATCTTCAGCCTCCTTATTTCTAAGTTCCCTAACAAAAGCTATCTCTCTTTCTATAAAATCCTTAGCCTTGTATAAGTCTTGTAACTCATCATCTTTTTTTCCTGCTCTTACTATATATTTAAGTGCAGAACCTCTTTGAAAATTAAGCTGATAGTCTTGACAGATGTCTATTACATCATACTCGCCAGTAGCCTCATAGTGAATTGCATTACCTCTCATTTTTTATCTTTAAGTATTTGTTATAATATTTTTTAGTATCTCGGTATTTGTAACCTTTATATATCCCACCATTCCACATTCTAACCAGTTCCTCCTCTGTAGGGAATCTACAATGCTTTCTTAGGAACACTTCTTTGCCATAACACAAGTATAGCTTAAATACCTCCTCAGAGGCTTTCTCGGAGAACATCTGCTCGTGGTAGTAGTTAGTACCATAAATACGATTAACATCCTTTAAAACGCTTCTCTGTATCTGTAGGATGCCATAAGACCTTCCATTGTCTCCTATAGAGTCAGGATTGTTATTTGTCTCTACAGTCTTTAGAATAGTCATTATAGATACTAGTGTAGATAGAATATAGGTCATTAGTATTGTATTTGTTGTACTTCTAGATGTTTAATATCATCATATCTGCACTTAATTAATTTATCTTTTTGTTCCCACACATCTCTACCATATATTTTTAAATAGTCTCTACTGTTAGTTGTAGTCTCTGTTATATTAGAAACAAAGTCAAGCAATTCTATTCTTTTGTAAACACAGTAAGCATTAAGGTCTAAAATATCAAATACAATAAAGTCAGCTTCTCCTCTTAACCATCCTTTATAGCCTTTTACATTCACAATCTCTAGCCATATAGCATTAGTTCTTCTTTTGCCTTTTACATCTACTCCAAACCCATTAACATAAAAATCAATATGCTTGTATAAGTCATCGTTATAACTACTCTTTATACATTCATTACCTCTAGAAATCATTAACTCCTTAAAGTGTTCCTCAGTTTTTTTACCTGCTTCGTATGCGTGTTTCCATCTGCCGTATGAAATCTGTTTTGTTTCCATTACTCAATCTTTAAAAATTCTGCTTCTCCGTGCTTCTTAAACCACTCTTTGTTCTCGTGGTACTTATCTATCACAGAGTCAATCATTACCAGTTCATCCACAGATGAGGTAGATAGTTTGTCTACTAGTGCCTCTAGCTTGTTTAAAACATTGGTAGTCATCTCAGGGTTGTTGTCATAGATGTTATTGTAGTTGGTATTGAATACCTGCTCTAACTCTTTGATGCTTCTGTTTACATTGTATCTTACTGACTCCTTATAAAATCTGCTACCCTTTAGTGAGTCCATAGTCTCAATAAGTAACTGAGATAATAGTATTGCCTTTAAGTAATTAAGTTCTGTCATTTGTTCAAGTTTATTATTGTTGCCTGTTCTTCTCTTAATAAGTAAACGCTTTTGTTTACTTTTTTCTTAGTCCATAGTGTAGTGTCAGGACAGTATAGTTGTTCAGTTGGGTCTAGCTTTAACTCATTAAGCCAAAATAAATAATTCGCCTTTGGGTCGTTTACAAAGTATATCTTGACCATATCTGCAGGCATATCCATTAGCTTGTCATATTTGAGTTTCTCTAGCATCTTGGTCTCATAGTACTTTTTTCTGAATTTCATTTCTATTACACAAGGATGCCCTTTGGGAGTTTCGCCTACTGCATCGTAATGCTCAAAGCCTCCTCCACACCAATCTAAGTCCCAACCATCTAGGTTTAAAATCTGTATTACTGCCTTCTCTAAATTATGTACTTTATTTATATCCATTCTCGTATAGTTCGTTCATTTGAGTAATCCATCTGTTAATCTCTTTTGGATTACAGGTACAAGGTTTGTAATACCTATGATTGAAATATACTGCGTGTAATTGACATAGCATTTCAAACTCCTCAGGTGCTAGAGTGTTTTTCTTATTGTTTCTAAAGTTAGTCCAGTCTATGTAATCTTGCTTGGACAGTTTAATTTCTTGTTCCATTCCTGCTGATTGTTATTTTGTTTAACTTGTTTTTTCTATCCTCACACCCACAGTCTTCTCCAAATATCTTTTTGGTTAGCCACTTAATACCTGTGTAGGTGGTTATTTTTTCTACTAAGTCTCCTAGTCTCATTTTTTTCTTTTTTCACGTCTCCGTTGTTGTTTTAGCATTATTGCTTTATCTCTTTCTTTTTTATACTCCCAACCTGTAATTGGATGTATATGATTTTTTATAAGTTCTTCTATTCTGTTCATTTGAATAAGTCTTTTAAATGTTTCTTAACTTTTCTATAAGTGTTATAAAGTGAGTAATAACTTATGTTAGTCTTGTCGCTTAGTCCTTGAAAACTCTCTCCTGAATCTATTAACTCAAATACTTTTCTATCATACCAGTATAAAGATTCCATTTCTTTGTTCAGCTTGTCATAGAGTACTTGATAATCAACGTGTAGGTCTTGGGTTAGTTTCTCTGTAATTTCATCTATTGCTACTATGTCTACCTTAGCTTCTTTTCTTTTAAGGTCTAGGAATAGAGTCTGTAGGGTTCTATAAACATAGTAATAATTAACCTCCTGCTCATTGTACATTATATCAGTTCCTGATTTTACAAGCCTATCTATTTTTATGTACATCTCCATTACTATATCTTCAGCAGTATCAGGATTCACACCAAAGGATTCTACAATATCGCACCAGTCTTGATGTTTTTTA